TCCCCCAGCAAGGCCCCCAGCCTCAGACGAGGACGACATCCCCTTTTGAGGGTTCAGCGGCCCGTTGAGCCGAATCCACCCTCTCCACGGGTGGTAGCATCGACTTCTTCCGTTTCCTCAAAGGAAACGCTGTTGATGCCGCTGTTTGTTGCAATCACCTGAATCACAACCTGAGCGATACGATCCCCGGCCTTGAAGTAGGTGCTGGGGTACACAAGAGAGGTATGGCCCCAACTCGTCATGGACGGTTTGGGTGGATTGCCATTGTGAAGCAACACTCCGATCTCGCCACGGTAGGTGGTATCCACAATTCCACCAATTGGGAAAATTCCCTCCTTGGCAAGGCGGCTTCTCCCAACAATATGGAGGAAAATGTCTTGAACGTGAGTATTGTCCACCGAGGCAAGCTTCAAGCCCGTCCTGACCAAAGCGGTCTGACCGGCCTGTAGCCCAAAGTCCTCGACACAATAGAGGTCGAAGGCTGCGTCGCCAACATTGGCCTGAGTTGGAAGCTTGGCTTCAGGGTGAACCTTCTTGAACTTGATCTTGATGCTCATTCGTCGTCTTCCTGCTTCTTCATTTCTTCATAAGAATTGGCGTCAACCCCCTTGAAGGATGGGTGTTGGGTGCTATCCCCAGCAACAAGGGCTGCTGCACAGAGAGCATCAACATACTCCTTGTACTCGGGAACATTCAACACTGCGGAGCGGAATTCGTCCTTGTAGAACTTCACCTCGTGGAGCACCTCACCGTCCGTAGCATTTGCCACGGAGAAGGTCTTCCAGGCTTGGGCTCCTTCGATCTTCAACCGCTTTCCGTTATAGATGACCGGCCCATTGGCCTCACAGAACTGCCTGAGAGCGTCAAACAGCGGACCATCATCAACCACACCCTTGCCAAAGAGGATGGAAAGTTCAGCCGCCCTGAAAGGTGGAGCGACCTTGTTCTTGATGATCTTCACCTCGGCATTGATACCGTAAACCTTGTCCTTTTCTCCCTTGATGGGTTGGCCAGTCATCACACGGAGACGAACAGAGCAAGCATACGGAATGGCAGAGCCACCAGGGGTGGTGGTTGGGTCACCATACATGACACCAATCTTCATGCGCTGCTGGTTGATCACCAAGAGAATGGCCTTCTCGTTGGCAATGATGTTGCTGATCTTCCTGAAGCCCTTGGAAAGCACACGAGCCTGGAGTCCGATCGAGTTGTCAGTGTACTCTCCCTCAAGCTCGGCCTTTGGGGAGGTTGCAGCAACGGAGTCCCAAATGATCAACATTGGAACGTCCTTGTTGAGGGTGCGCGACTTGAGGATAGCCATTTCAATGTACTTGAAAACCTCCTCCGTGCAGTTGTTCTGGATGAACACGAAGTTCTTGCTGACATTCAGCCCAAGAGACCGAAGGTTGTCAGGAGACGTGGCGTTCTCCGTGTCGATGTACACCACGATGCCACCCATCTGTTGACAACTCTTTGCAGCCTGGAAGGCAAGATGGCTCTTTCCGCACGAGGGTGGACCTTGGATCTCAATGATCCTTCCTTCCGGGAAACCACCTCCAGGCTTGTTGGAAATGGCGTAATCCAGGAGAACGGAACCCGTGCTGACCCAACGCTTGATGTTCGTTGGAGCAGCCGAATCACCCACATTCCAGGCAACTTGATCCTTCGCTTCGCGGTTGATTTGCTTGATCAATTCCGCTGCGTAGTCATCCGAGTTGTCCATTACTGTGTTCACTGCTACTGGAGCTGTTTCCTTTACCGTCTTTGCCTTTGCCATTGCTTTTTCCTTCTCTTGACTCTGGAAGCTATTTTCTTGGGTTTGTGAATAGTTGAATTGCCTATTCGATCACTTGTTCAACGTACACAAGTGATACGGAATCAGGATGAAAGTGCCATCCCCAACGAGCAGTTACCATCCCAGAAACAATCACGGCGTTCTTGAGTAGGTCGAAGAAGTCCTTCTGCTTCATTGGATAGAAACCGCCCGTCTTCAGGTCCCTGAGATAGACCTTATCTTTCTGCATGTTGACGATTTCCATGCTGGCCTGAAAGGTGTGCGTCTTCAATGGATGAGTCGCGACAATCTTCTGAGGCGGAATGGCCGAGTAGAAGATACCCTGCGCTGTCTCGTAGATTTTCAAGGAGTTCTCGTCGGTTGACATTTCTTTCGCCCCTAGAATGCCAAAAGCCCCCACCAGTTTTCACCGATGAGGGCCTTTTTTCCGTCTTTTTCTGGCTCAGAGTCCGTCGAACTGATCCTCGACCGACTTGAGGGCAGCGTCATCAGCACCCTCCTCCATCTCAGGAGTACCCGCAACCGACTCAGCGTCGATGTTCAGGTAGTCGCGAAGCATCTTGCCAAGCTCATCGGCAGACTTGACCTGCGACCGGAAGTGCTCCATCAGCTTCGGTGCGGAAGCAAGCAGCTTGTCAACTTCCTCCTGCGTCGGCAGGAGCTTCGAAGACTTGGTAGCCACACGAATCTCCACGTCGTTCACAGGGTAGGACTTGCCAGTGGCCTCGTTCGTGAACGTCTTGCCGCTTGCAGAGACAGTGATCTTGAAGTCACGACCCACCATGGCGTCGTTCAGAGGCTCGGAAGCAAACTCCTCGTCAAGGAAGTTGGCGTAGAACTTCTTGCAGAGATTACGGCTCACCTCGTAAATCTGCGCACCCTTCTCCTTCTCCTCACGGACAAGGATCGGAGCGTAGAACCTCGACTGCGGCAAGAGCCCCTTGATCGTGTTCCAGGCTCCCTTGTTCGAACGATCCTTGCGAAGCTCCTGCACGAACTCCGCAATCGGGTCCTCCATTCCAAACTGGACTGGAGCAACCAAGCGGAAGCGATTGAGTTTCTTGTTGTCGTAGTAGCCAATCTCGCAGAATGGCTGACCAGAGAAGTCGAAAGGCAGAATGCGAATGTTGTAGCTCCGTGGCTTGCCATCCTCATTCAAGGTCGGCTTCCAGAACGGAAGAGTTGGATACGAGGTCTTCTTCTTCTCACCGGAAAGCTGAGCGAACTTGTCTGCGAGGGCCTTGATATTGAGTGTCATTTTGGGTTTTTCCTTGGGTTGTTCTATGGGTTGTACTGTGGTTGAAAATTGGGTTTGCTTATTGGGACAGTCGATTTCTCGCTGTCTTTCTAAGTATGGCCCAGAGGGGGTGAACTGTAAACCGTCAGGTGCGATTTATTTCCAATGAATTCGCACACTTATACGATTTTTTCAGAGGGTAACCTTGTCCTTGTTTCGACCCTGGTGGCAGGCGAAACCAATGGCCTGACGAAGCAGGATCGACAAATTCGATTCAAAACCTGCGGGGAGGTTTGGATCGCGTTCGGTGCGGTCGAAGTTCGAGATTGCCATGTATTCGTTCAGGGAGAGTTTAGCACCACTCTGTTGAAGGTTATACAGGGAGAGTTGCGAAACCTTCACAGCGGTGAAGGCTGGGTTGACTTCATAGAAGATGCCGTGGGAGTTGTGCCACTCCGAGTCCTTCTTGATGTAGTAGGGGTTGGTATCGTCTCCCAGCTTTCCAATGTCGTGGAAAAAGGAAGTCACCACCATCTCCTCGTGAGTGAGCTTCGTTTCGTAGGTCTTGTTGAGCAAGCTCAGGTTCTTGAGAACCCTCAACAGATGCTCCACAAGGCCCCCAGGAAAGGCTCCGTGATACTCCCGACGGGTGGAGGCAGGGGCCAAAACCAACTCCTCCTTGTTGTAGTCCAGGCACGAGAGCAACGCCTTGTTCTTTTCAGGCGAAGACTTCACGTGATCGCTGACCAGCTTGACCAATTTTTCGTGGTTGCTGATCAACTTTTCCAGTTCAGGCGTTACTTGCATGGTCCCAATGATACAGAAGAAAGATTCGGTTTATACCACCGGAGGGCTAAAATCGACTGATGCCGAGAGAAAAGGATACGCCTGGGAAGAGAGGGATGTTTCTGGAGCCTGCGGCGCACAGGGAAGGGAGAAGTGCCTCGGCGTCTCTGTGGACATCCAGGACAATCTCATCGTGCCGCAGGAAGAGGGGGACGATCAAGGGGTTGGTTCCAATGGCTTGGAGCATGTTCTTGAAGCCGTAGAGAGCCACATCAACGGCTGTGCTCTGGATGAAGTAGTTCAGGAGCATGTAATCATCGGCATGAGAGGTGTCCACCCACCTTCCATAGTGGTTCAAGATGTGGGTGCGGCCATTTGCTTCATTTTCTGCTCGGAGACGAGCCTTCATTTCCGTGAGCTTGAAGTAGTCGGTCACAAGGTCGATCAACCCCTCCGCATCCCGGACGGAATGCAGCCGTGAAATAATCGTCTCTTGACCGGCCCCGTAAAGCTGGCTGAGGATCACTTCCTTCATCACATCCCTTGAGATATCCTGAATGCCCAATTTCTTGGCAATATCGGCATACAGGTCGTCCGAGGGTGTAGGTGTTGGTGGGAGTGGAAGATAACCAGAAGGAGAAGGGAAGGGGGGATTAGTAGAAATAGTAGATGGGTTGCCAAGGGCCAGAGCCACCCTTGGTTCAAGGGAACGGAAATCCAAAGAGAAGACCTTCCCCTCCTTTCCAAACCGAGAGGTCACGAGGGAGTGCTTGCTCTCTTGGAGAGCAAGGATCTGTGGACCCGATACCACCTTCATCCTTCCCGTCTTGGTCGAGCGGGAGTATACCACCTCCTGAGCAAAGCCCAATTGATCCGGTTCAAATGAACGAATTACCGCTGTAGCCTTTGGATCTTCTCCAAAAACCTTCCAAGCCATGGGATCAATCTTGGCTGGCCGCATTTGCTCAAATACATCCCACGTTTGCTGGTAGTGGGTCTGGTAATACGTCAGGTCCAGGGAAGAGAAGTGGTCGATCAAGTATTTCCCAAGCCCCTTTACAGCCTCTACAAAGGCCGAGGAGG